TCCATCTGTTGGTGTTGGAGCAGAAAGTGTACCCGATAGTAGGTTTTATTTAAGAGTAAAAGAGGGTATGGAAATTCAATCTTCTACCAACTCATCGGTAATATTTAGAACAACTGATTCTGTTAATTTTGCAGAAACTGGTAGTAATTCTGTTAGTGTATTTGAAAGAAATGCACAAGGAAATCCAACAAGATATTTGATTTCAAAAACAGTTAAAGCAATATCCGCAAGGCAAATTTCTACTTCAATTGTATTTCAAGGAACAGATACTGATTACCCAACGGCAACATTGGCAGATACTAATATTATAGGAATAACTTCTATTATAGATTCAAATACAAATGAATTATGGTACGAAGTTCCTTATTTGGCACAAGAAAGTGTTTTTGTTGAAAAACAAAATACATCATATAATTCGGATTTAAATGAATTTTCTGGTTCCGTTCCTTATATTTTAGAAATACAAAAAGTACCTCGTAGATTTTCAGTAAAAGTAAATTCTGATAATACTATGGATTTACAATTTGGAAATGGCGGAGGTAGTGGTTTAACAGACGAACAAATTTTACCAAATACTAAAAATATAGGATTGGGATTAGCCAATTCAGTACAACGATTAAATCAAGGCATTGACCCATCTAATTTTTTAAAAACAAATACATTTGGAATATCCCCTGCAAACAAAACTCTATCAATAAATTATTTAGTTGGTGGAGGAATTGAATCAAACGTAAATACAGGCGATTTAACTACAATAAGAAGAATTGAATTTGAAGAAGATGTTCTATCAATTCCATCTAATATATTAAGTGCATATAATGATACCAAAACAACAGTTGCGGTTGAAAATTTAGAAGCTGCGGTTGGTGGAAGAAGTTCCGAATCAATTGAAGAAATTAGACAAAATGCATTAGGTTCATTTGGTTCTCAAAATAGAGCAGTAACAAGACAAGATTATATTGTAAGAGCATTATCAATGCCGGAAAGATATGGTAGTATTGCAAAGGTATATGTATCACCCGATGGAGAGATTGATAATAATTCACCATCATCTATTCTTGCAAATCCAAAATATATTACTGAATTTGTTGGATTAGTTGAAGGATTAAAAGGAAAACCATCTTCCGAAGTTCAAAAAGAATTAGTTAAATATCTTTCCCAAAAACGTTCTGCAATATCGGAAGTAAATAACCCATTTGCAATTAATATGTATGTATTGGGTTATGATGAAAATAAAAAATTAACAAATTTAAATACTGCAATTAAACAAAATCTTAAAACTTATTTAGGTGAATATCGTTTAATGACTGATTCTGTAAATTTATTAAATGGATTTATAGTAAATATTGGTTGTGATTTTGAAGTAGCATGTTATTCTAATTATAATAAAAATGAAGTAGTAGCAAGTTGTTTATTACAATTGCAAGATTATTTTAATATTGAAAATTGGACATTCAATAAACCAATAAATCTTTCAGAAATAGAATTAATATTAGCAAACGTAGAAGGAGTTATGAGTGTACCATCGGTTAAGATATATAATCTTTGTGGTGGTGATGGAAATTATTCTACAAACAAATATAATATAGACCAAGCAACTAAAGATAAGATTGTATATCCATCTTTAGACCCTTGTGTTTTTGAAATTAAGTACCCAAATAAAGATATTAAAGGAAGAGCACTATAATGCATAAATTTTTCACATCATCATTTGACGCAAGTATATACTTACAACAACCAGACCAAAATACAGGTAGGGATGAAATGTTGGAAGTTGGTAAATTATATTATGGTTCTACCAAAGACATTGCTAGAACTTTAATTAAATTTGATACAGGCTCAATTAAGTCAGAAATAACATCAATAGGGACAGGTAGTTACTCTGTATTTTTAAATTTAAAAACGGCAAAATCCGAAGAGATACCTTTACAATATACATTATATGCAAACGCGGTTTCTCAAAGTTGGGCAATGGGAACTGGTACTAAGTTTGATAACATAACATCAGATGGTGTTAGTTGGTATTACAAAGATGGCATTAATAAATGGATGAACTACACAGTAACTCCAGATTCTTATGTAAGTGGCTCTGATACTGGTTCAATATCAAATGGTGGTGGTGGTACTTGGTACACTGCTTCAATAGCATCACAATCATTTGATTATGAAAATGATGATGTTAGAATGGATGTTACTAATTTAGTTAAATTATGGGTAAGTGGTTCTGTTCCAAATAATGGGTTTGTAGTACATCATGGATTAATAAATGAAGCAGATACGTTGGATTATGGTGTTATTAAATTCTTTTCAAAAGAAACTAATACAATATATGAACCAAAATTAGAATTAGTTTGGGATGATAGTTCATTTTTAACTGGAAGTTTATCACCAGTAACCGGTTCAGCACAAGAAGGATATAAAGTAGTTATTAGCAATTTAAAAAATGAATATGTTAATAATACAAAGGTAAAAATTAGATTAAAAGGTAGAGATATGTATCCATCAAAAACATTTGATAGAACTTTCTCATATGACCAAGTTAAATATTTACCATCCGGTTCAACTCAGTATCAAATAGAAGATTACATAACAGGAGAAGCAATATTTCCATTTGGTAATTATACAAAAGTAAGTTGTGATTCTACATCTAATTATTTTATAATGGATTTATCAACACTATCTATTAATAGAACATATAGATTAAAAATAAAAATAATAGAAAGTGGAATATCTACAATTGTAGATGATAAGTATATATTTGAAATAGTATCCTAATGACTACACCAGAAACAATTTCTGAAAAATTACAAAATATAAAAGATACACGTTTAGAAGAAATTTTAAAAGTATCAGGCTCAGCCGCAATTACTAAAAATGAATATGGTGTTACCATTGTTAATGAAAATGATTCTGCATCTTCTTTAATTTTTAAATCTTTAACTAAAGATAAATACGATAATACAGAATTACAAAAAGCAATTGATGTTGTAGTTAAAGAATTAAAACCAAATATTCCAAAACCAAATTTAGATTTAGTTCCAAGGCCACTATACGATGAAAAAGTAGTTGAAAATGAAGATTTAAGAAAACAGGTAGAAGATTTAACTGCAACCGTTTCTGATTTAAATACTCAAATTACTACATTAAAATCTGAAGTTGAAACGCAGATAAATAACAGATTAAATATAGAGCAAACCAATGATGCGTTAGTAAATCAATTAGAAATTTTATCAAAAACTATTTCAGAATTTGCAATGCAAATATCAAATGCGGTTCAGAAATCTATTGATGAATCTATTTTAAGAGCATCTTTACAGGCACAGAACAAAGGTTTCTTTGCACAGATTACTGCATTAATTAAACAAATTGATTCATTAAACTCAATTATTGAAGGTTTACAGGCTCAATTAGGTGCATCTCAACAACAACAAGCAATTGTACAAGGAACAAGAGCAACTGCATTAGCATCTGGTGCAGATATGGTATTAGATGTAGCATTAATTAAGTTAGAACCATCTACTGCCAAATCAGAACCACCAATTAAAGCAAATATTAGTTCTGAATTAATTGGTAAATGGATTAATGGTCAAACTATTAAATTTACAAATAATGATAAAGAACCAATAAAAGTTGAAATATCTGTAACATACCCACAAGGTGTTAGATTCTTTAACGTACCAGAAACATCATTTAGTGTTCCTGCTGGTGGTTCAAAGGATATAACACTTACTCTCGATACACGAGCTACAGAGGGAAAAAGTTCTCATTGGAGAAGAAATGGTTGGGGCTTTTTAACAGAAAGAGATTCATCAGATTATACAGGTGGTTCTATGAACATAACAGTAACTAATTCACAAGGGAAAAGTGAAGTAAAGACTTACGGAATAAAATTATCCAAAAAGACTAAAGAAGATTATGCAAATCATCAAACATAATAATTTATGAGTATTACAAAATATACTAACTTTGAGCAAATTGATTCTAGAAAAGAAAATAAAGGTGATTTTCTTTTAAAGGATGACTTACTCATTGTGTCCAAAACTGAGATAGAAGAAGCGGATTTTGGTGATTGTAAACATGATGTAATGGAAGTATCTATATACGATGTTAATAATGTTTTATTACCAAATAAGGCAGGAAATAACGTTGCTTATATAAAACCAAACGATATAAAAAACTATATGTACGATATAGTTAATGCGGGTGGTCAAAAAGAACTTGCTATAAATGTTGAAAAATTATTAAATGATTTAGGATATTCAAATGGTGTTCTAAAAGTTAATTTAAATTTTGTTCGTAATAAAATAGGAACTGATAATGATTTAACAAGAGTTTGGATTCAAGAAATATCACCTTCAAGAGAAGAAGTTCGTATAATTCCATTAAAAACAAAAGATAATAATATAAACAAAATTACAAATAATGAATTTAAAAATATTCATAATTTAAGTAAAGATTTTAAATATTATAAAAAAAATATATTGGATGCATTAGATAAGTTTGAAGCAAGTTCATTAACTGTAATAGATGATGCATTGGTTGCTAAATTTGGAAATGATTTTAGAAGTGTACTAAGAAAAGATTTTGGATTGAGAGATTTAGATATTTTTCATAAAAGAATATTTGATAATTTTAGAGATAGCATAAAAAATTGGGCAAACAATAGATACTACGATGTATCACAATCTACATTTGGTAAACCATCTGAAATAAGATTTGAAAGTTGTGGACAATATGATTTTAATATGTTGTTGGGTGAAATTCAAAGTATATTAAATAACTGTATCCAATTTAATACAAAAGCATTACAAAGAAGACAAGTTGATATTAAGCAATTACCAAAAGAATTTGGAATAGTTGAATTAAGAAAACAAATACAAAATAATTTAGATTCATTTGGTACTAAAATTGATATTAAACGAAATATCTATATGCCAGATAAAGTGGATGTAACTGTTACAGGTACAAGTGAATTACCACCAATTAAAACTGTAAGAGAAGTTGCAGTTGTGGAAACCCCATCCGAACCAACTCC